AGCAGAAATCTTAAAGAACTACTTATTTGAATTTAACAGTGCTCAAACAAGATTAGAGATTAAAACTTTAGCAGATAACTTTATGGAATCTATAAAGAAAGATGGTGGTGTATTTGATTACAGAAACATCATGGATGGTACTAACAACACTAACGATGTTATTGATAACAACATGGGTATCTTAGATACGTACGTTGAACCAGTTAAAGGTCTTGAAATCTTAGTATCTAGAGTAACAATCTTGAACACAGGAGAAATTGCAACAGGAAACTTTGCATAAGAAAATAAGATATATAAAATAAATATAAAATAAATATAAAGATATGGCTTTACCACATTATTCAGAAGATCAAACAAGCAAAAAGGGAAGAAACTTTGAGCCTGTTCAAGCAAACCTATTCGAGGTGACAATATTACCTCCAGCAGGTGTTGCAGGACAAGAGTTATTTTTACAACACATTAATTCAATTGGTGGACTTGACGGTCTTCACAAGGGAGTTGATGCAGTAACTCAGAAATATAAATTTGCATCTAGATCATACGCAGGTATGATTGGTGAAACAACAGTTGATGTTACAGTTAACTTTTCGTTAAACCTAAACGACGCAAATCAAGCGTACTTATATAAATCATTAAGACAATGGTACAGAGCTCAGTACAATCCTGAGACTGGCCAAATGGGTCTTAAAAAGAATTATGTTGGTACAATTGTAATCGTACAATTTAACAGAGAAGGAGACATTTACAGAAAGGTAACACTTGATGATTGTTTCATCACGTCGGGTATCGGATTCACATCTGAATTATCTTACGAATCACCAGAGCCAGCATCATTAGAAATTAGCTGGAGAGCGGATGTGTGGTCTGAAGAATTAAACTAATTAATAATTTACACTATAATAAAGAAAGGACTTCGGTTCTTTCTTTTTTTTAACAAAATAAACATAATATAATATCAATATAATAAAATAATATGGAGAACACAAAGCTCACCAAAAAACTTCAGGTTTTATTAACAGAAACCGAAGTTAGTCAAATAAATAGGGTGATTCTAAACGCAGCGTTAGAAAGCGAAGCAAGGCCAGTATCGGTCAGTGCTTTTATTAGAGAATTAATACAGAAGGAGCTTTTAAGTAAAACAATTGAGCAAAAATCGTATATACAACATAATCTTAAAAATTTAAAACCAAAATCAAATTAATATGTCAGATCAAAACCAAATGTCAGCAGAAGAGCTGGCAGCACTAGATGCATTAGATGCACGCGAGCAAGCTGCTCGAGGCGCTGCATCAACAAGTAACATTGAAGATGTAGAAGCTGTAGAAGAATTAATCGAACAAAAAGGCTTAGGCAGTGTAAACATGACTAGTTTTAGTCCACAAAAAGCAGAGTCATCAGATTCTATTTTAGGGTGGATGTCACTAGACCAAGCTACATTACCATCAAGTGGTAAATTTTACCCAGCAGATTGTGTAATCAAAATTAGATCAGCACGAGCTAAAGAGATTAGACACTTCTCAACCATGGATGAAAATAACTACATCGATATGGAAGATAAGCTTAACGCAATCGTTGAGTCTTGTACGCAATTAACATCTCAGACAGAAAGAATGACTTACAGAGATCTTCTAGAAGAAGATAGAATTGTAATCTTATTAAGTATTAGAGATTTAACTTTCCCAGAACCTGAGAATAAATTAGTACTTAAAGGTAAAACTGAAAAGACTAAAAGATCTGTAGATATTGAATTAACTACAAAGTATTTAGTTCCAACTAATGTGCCAGATGAAATAGAAAAGTATTACGATGCTAGAGAAAGAACTTATGTTATTCAAACTAGATCAGCAGGTACAATTCGCATGCGTCCACCTTCAATTGGATCAATGCAAAAGATTACTACTTATCTTAAAGATCGTCAAGAAAAAGACGTTGAATTTGATAAAGCGTTTGTTCAGGTATTACCTTATATCCAACCAAACTATCAAGAACTTTCTTTAACTAAGATTTTTCAATTAGAGGTTGAGTACAAAGGATGGGATGAAAAGAAGTTTATGATTATTTATAGACTTGCAGAAAGAATGAAAATTGGAGTTGCTACTTCACTAGAAATGGAATTCGACGGGGAGATCGCGAAAGCCCCTCTTGATTTCCCAGGTGGCATCAAAAGTCTTTTCATTATTTCAGATCTCGCTGGAGAACTACTTTAAGACTAAGTTCTATCTGGGCGTACATCTTAGAATGCAACCATCTGAAGTTGAGGAAATGTTTTACTACGAATACTGGTACTATGTTAAAAACCTTCAGGAGCATATAAAATCTAAGAACAAACAACAAATGGACCAACAAGAACATGCGGAATCCCAAAAGTCAGCTTACAAGACTCCGCAGATGCCCAAGGCCCCAAATATGTCCTCGTTTAAAGCGCCTTCTATGAAGATGCCTAAAATGGGGTAATATTTAACAGATATATAAGATACGAATGGAGTGTTGTTATTCGACACTCCATTTTTATGAAAAAAATAAGGTAATAACTATACATGGCATCATTTAATCCTACGAAAATGTTCAGTTCTGCGTTTGAAAAGATAGGACTGCAAGCTGCTGATAATAAAGCATCAGCAGACGCGAATGTTTTAACTGCAACTTCAGTTTCTGTTGGCGGTAGTCTATATAATAAATTAGATGAGATACTGGTTGCTATTAAGGAATTATCAGGCACTGCTAAAAAACCAGACTTTAAAGAACTAGCTGCAGCCGGTGGTGGTAGTTTCTCTATGAGTGACTCAATAGCACTCGCGTTCTTAGCACCAACACTTAAACCTATTGGTAAAGGTTTGGGCTTTATAGTCGATGCCGTAAATAACTTAGAAGAAGGTGGTGCAGAGAAGGCTAAAGCCCTAGAAGGTATTTTTGGAGCATTGGCAAAGCTTGGTGAGGTTGGTAAATCTATTTTTGTATTTGCAGGTTGGATGGTATTAGCATTACCATTCTTAATGATAACTGCAATTGCTTCTCCCCTAATAGCTATAGCACTTGGTGCTACTTTGATGGCAGTAAGACTTGCTACTAGGAAATTAGATGAAGAGCAGATGGATAAAATCAAAATGCTCGGTGATGTTGGTAAATCAATCTTTATTTTCGCAGCATCATTAGCACTTACATCTATTATTATGCCATGGGCAATAAAAGGTGCACTGGGAGCCGCCATGATTATACTTGGTATTGGTATGGTGTTTATGTTATTGGATGAAATAGGTATCCTAGATAATATTGAACAGGCTGGTAAAGGACTACAAAGTGCTGGTTTAGCTATTCTAGGACTTGGTGTTGCATTAGCACTATTTAGTTTTATAGAACCATATGCAATGAAAGGGTTTACAAGCGCGATGCTTATGATCGCTGGTGTTGGCCTTGTAATGCTGTTAATTAGTGGTGGAGAAGGCCAATTTGAAAGTGCTGCTAAAGGTTTAGCATGGGCTGGTTTAGGTATTATATCACTTGGTTTGGCATTATGGTTCTTTAATTATTTAGATCCTAGTGTTGGAACATTCTTTAAAGTACTGGCATTCATAACTGGGTTTGGAATTGCATTTGCCATAATAGGCGAAGCAGGAACTGAAATTAAAGATGGAGCTCAGGCTTTATTGTGGGCATCGCTTTCAATTATTGTGATTGCATTGTCATTCCAACTTATGAATTTAATACTTGGAGACTCAATGAGTGACCCTGCTAATTATGTAGGTTTATTACTGGTTGCTGGGCTTGCATTAGGTTTCCGAATTATCGGGGAGGGTGCTAAAGAAATCGAGGAAGGTGCAATTGCAATGATCGCAGTTGGTGGTTCATTGATAGTTATCGCAATTGGTATGTTTATTATGAGCAAGGCATTAAAAGATAATGGTTGGGAACTCTTAGGAATGACTGCTGCTCTTTTAGTTGGACTTGGACTAGCATTTGCAGGAGCTGGGGTTGCGTCTGTATTTATACTTCCAGGTGCTAGTGCAATGGCAGTTGCTGGAGTTGCATTAATAACCGTAGGTATAGGTATGATGATAATGGGTAAGGCATTTGGAAGTAAGAATGTAAAAGACTTAGTTACACCAGTTGACGGAGAAGCTCCTATTAAAACTTTATTAATGGCAGTCGCCGATGGTTTTAATATGTGGCCATGGGAAGTAATTGGTGTTCTTACAGGTTCAGCTGCAATGATTGCCGCAGGTGTTGCATTAATGACGGTTGCTGGTGGTTTAATGATGTTCGGTAAGGCTGCAGAGAAACTAAATCTAGACACTATTGGTGGAACAATATCCATGATGATCGGTACTCTATCAATTCCTTTCCATGCAATTGGAAGCGGGAAAACCTTAAAGGTAAACGATCCAGTTACTGGCGAAGAAATAGAAATAAAATTTGAGACAAACTTCTTCGGAGGTGGTTCTGTTTATAGAGGTGTTCAATCTGTCTTAAAGATGGGTACTGCCCTAACTAATATTGCTGGAGGTGTACAGAGCATGGCTAATCTTAAATTCCCAACTGGGTTTGATAAAGAAGGTAAAGCTACTGCATTTGAAACTATTGGCGGAGATGCATTTAAGAAAGTAATCATCAACACAGCGATGATGGTGGGTGCATTAGCAATTCCTTTTGCAAAAATCGGTATGGGCCAAGAAGTTACGCTGACTGATCCAGAAACTGGTGAGGAATACACCGTCATGATAGGTGGCGGCGGCTTTTTCTCAGATAATGTAGTGAAGAAGGGTGTTGATGCTGTAATGGACATGGGTATGGCTATGAGTAATTTAGCAGGTGGTGTTCAAAACATGGCAATGTTAAAGTTTCCAACTGGTTTCGATAAAGAAGGTAAAGCAACTGGATTCCAAGCATTTGATGCCGGCAATGCATTAAAGGTTACTCAAAACACACAGATGTTAGTTTCAGCACTATCAGGTACTTTTGCTGAAATAGGCATGAATCCAAATTCTGAAAGAGGTTTTTGGGGTGGTGCATCTACAATTGAAAAGGGACAAGAGATAGTAGCTGGATTTGGTGCACCTCTTGTAAACCTTGCACAAGGAGTATCTGACATGGCTAATTTAAGATTTGCTAAAGCATGGGATGCTGATGGTAAAGCAACTGCATGGCATGATATGTCTGATATTAGTGGTGTTACAGCGAATGTAAAGAAAAATACAATATTATTAATATCTGCACTAACGGAAGTATTTACAACAATAGGCGGCGGTGGCACAGATACTTCTAATAGCTGGTGGACTGGTGTTTCTGACTTCGCGAAAGGTATTGAAATTGTCAACATGATAGCAGAACCTTATGAAAAATTATCATCTAGTATTAGTGGAATTAATGAAGCTATAAATAAATACGATGCTAATGACTCAGTTTCAAGAATAAAAGCATTTATTGGAGTCTTTACAGAAACAACAGAAGGTACAGATGTTGCCATGTTAGACGCCAGAAGATACATGGCTGATTCTGTAGGATCTACATTTGAAAAATTAGGTATTGCAATACCCCTTATCGTAGACTCAATTAACGGAGTTAGTGAAACTAACGGTAGTATATTTAGTAGCATTTTTGTTGGGCCAATAGATCCTAAAAACCCAATCAAAGGTTACGAAAGTCAAACATTACTATGGAATTCAATTGGCGCCGGAGTTAGTACTGCTGGTGAGAGTATGCCTAAGATTGCTGAAGGTATTAATGCTATGGATTTTGATAAATTGGTTGAATCTAGAAAAATGTTTGAAGCACTTGGCGTATTAGCTAGTGGCGGCGAACCTTCTGATATATTAGCACAAATGGGCGAATCTTTAGAAGCAGCTCTTCAAAATCTTGCAGATATGCTAGGTGATTTTAAAGGTGCTGTAAGCGAGCAATCAGCTTCAAATGGTGGATTCTTAGAATCGGCTGGAAATGCAATTAGTTCTAGTATTGATGGTGTAAAATCTGCCATGGGCGTGGGCGGTGGTGCTAATGGAGCTGCAGCAACTGCAGCTGCTCCCGATAACACTAATGTTGCTTCTGCTATAAAGAAACTCTCTAGATTATTAACTGAGTCTGGTATTAAGATAAAAGAGAATTAAGAATATCGCGTTTCACTAATTGAAACAAAACTAATATGTGTTGTATAATTATAAAATATAACACATATGGTAACTAGCACAATTTCACAATACGACAGCTCCACTTTAAAGTCAGGGGCTTATAATTTTAAACACAAAACACTTGTTGTCCAATTCAAACATGCATCTTATCTTTATAAGGATGTTTCTGAATTAGATTGGAACCTGTTTAATACAGCAAAATCACAAGGTATTGCACTTAATGCTTATATTAAAGATAAGTATGAATTCGAAAAAATCAACGAGGACCAAGAAGTACTATCTACTCCTTCTGTTGCAGATACTCCGGATCCTAGTGGTAAAAAACGTTTTAAAAACTCATTATAGATAATTAGCCTTAGCCGAAGACCTAAAATTAAAAATTAAAAATTATGGAACAAACAATTGCATTCGTTTTAGGTGTATTGGCAGTGTTAGCAGTAGCTGGTGTTGTGAGTATGTTTAAGACTCGTGTACAGATCAAG